GAACGGCGAGTGTTCATATACTTTTCAGCTGAATCGGAAGGCAATAGTATAGAATGGGAAACGGGTAGAATTTATAGGAAAGACTGATGGCAAAGAGCTTCTCGATAGGGTCATTTGGATCGGCTGTTAATCAAGCTCTCAATCAGGCTGTCAACCAGCCATCGGTAGCGCAATCTCCCGTAGGTTTTACTGGAAGTGCCCCGCTGACCATTGCGGGGATAGCTTTTGCAGATTTTTCCATACCGCAGTTACTTACATCTTTAGGCGGTATCCAAGCGGTTGCTGTACATCAATTCCCTGGCGGTATTCGTACCTCGCAAAGTTTTGGGGCGTTCCCCGCGCCCCTTAGCTGGAAAGGTACTTTTTTAGGTACCAATGCCTTCTATTATGCTTCCGCCATAGATCAGCTTCGTGTCAAAGGACAGGAAGTGGACGTGGAATACTCTACATTCAAACTCAAAGGTGTTATTACTCATTTTTTTATGCAACCCAAGAATCAATGGGTTGTACCTTACACTATTGAACTGATAATCATCGAGGACAAGGGCGGAGCATCTGCCTACGTTAATGCAGCACCTGCTGCTGAAGCGCTCCTCGGTGGCTTGGCTCAACAGCTTAACTTGCTGAGTGCAGGAGCGCCAAACGGCTATATATTCCCTACCGCATTAAGTGGATTGTTCTCGGCCATGTCTAGTATGACGGGGACCTTATTAGGGCAATTTGGCGGTCTGGTAACGAATATACCGTTACCGCTTCAGCAGGCTATTTTCAATGGCGTTGGTTATGCAGTGACGGCTGGACAGATGTTTACGAATGGTTCATCGACTGCGTCTATTCTGGCTTTTGGCGCCGCTGAACTTCCGGCAATCAGCGCACTCTCGCAACTGGCTGGTTTATCCAATTTCAGCACGCCAGTGGTGAATGCGGTATCTTCCGTCTTTGGCTTGATAACTCCTTCTATTACGGCGATTGCGGGATTGTTCCAAAATGCGACGGCACAATCTGCAATCAGTGATAGCATGAATATCGCGTCCCAAGCTACCGCGCTGCTTAATCCTAACCCGGCAACAGCTCAACAGGTACAAACAGTGAATCCTAATCTGTTTAGCATGGCATCGCAGTATTACTCCGATCCATCCTTGTGGAGTTCGATAGCGCAGGCGAACGGGTTACTAAATCCCGCACCCGTGGGTCAATACAATCTTGTGGTACCGCAGCAATGATAAATCCATTCATAGGTCTTGAAGTATTCATGAAAGGGGTACAGAAGGCATTCCCGGAAGCCAGCAACGACCTTATTGAGCATATGGCACATCGCATGTACAAGAACATCTATAACAGCTTTGGGCGCTGGCCGGTGATGGAATTTCCTTATCCCGTATGGATGCGGCCATTGGCGCCGAGTACGCAGGATGATAGGAAAAGACGCGGATACACGAAAGACAGACCGCTGTTCAGAGACGGATTCCTGCAAGAAACCATCGAGAAGCGCGTCAATAAGGCGCAAGGATGGGCCGTTATTGGTTCTCCGTACAAGATGATGCTGTACAATGAAATGGGTACGGTCAGTGGCGGTCCCGGAAACAAGCGCGGCACAATAGCGGGGAAATACTATATCCCTCCCCGTCCGATATTCGGAAAGGCCGTCATCGAGGCGCATGACTGGCTACAGAAGAATGGTGCTACCGTCTTTGGTAGTTACATGAGGATGAAACCCTAATGGCCGTTGAATTACGGTATCCCGTCTATATTGAACTCCTCACGAAGGACAGGGGATTCTTTGCCGGAAGCACGAAAGCGCTACAGATGATTCAGGCGCTTACTGGGCAATACGGGAAACTATTTGCAGCCGCTAGAAAGGTGGAATCCTCATCGAAGTATTTTGATGCCGTACAGGCATCTATGGTTGGCGTAAAAACAGCGGCAGCAGAGGCGCGAGTAGCCATAGTAGGATTAGCCGGTTCTTTTGCGGCTTTTGAATCAGGAAAGGCAATCATTAAAGGAACGGTAGGCGACATAAAAGATGCAGCCAAGTTGCAAGAACAATCTGCTATGCTCCGTGCGGCTGGAGTATCTAGAAAATCGGTAACTGGCGCTCAGCGTTATGCGCTTACATCGGCATTTTCTCTTCCCGGAGCAACACCCGCGCAAACCGTTAAAGAGATTGGTAGCTTAAGAACATTGGTAGGTTCAACTGCTACCGCTGAAAAGTTCTTCCCAACTGTAGCACGTATGGCCTTTTTGATGGGGAGAGGTGGCAAGCCTGATTATGCAGCGGCTAATCAAGCAGTTGTCGCTACAGAACCTTTTATGAAGGGTAAACATATAGGCAGTCCCGCTTACTTGGCAAGATTGGAATGGCTTGTGTCTCAAGTACAAGCTGCCACACAACTAACTGGCGTTAATTTTTCGCGCATCATGCTACAGATCGGTGAGCATAGTCATGGTCTCGCACCTATAACAAGCCGTACCGGATTCCTCAGAGAAATTGCGCTTGGTCGGGCATTAGGCAGTCGCGCAGGTTCTCTTGGTCCAGCATTGGGCATGATCGGGGGAATGCTTGGTGGGAATATCAAATCTGGCATGTTGCCACTTTTGGTGCAGGCGGGATTGGCCAAGATTAGCCCAATTTCCAGAGCACAGGTACTAGCTGGAAAGTCACCTATTTCTCTTCTTCATAGCAAGGCTGGATTAAGCGATCCGGCAGGATGGTTGCTGAATACGTTCATCCCGCACATGCGTAAGTTGGAAGTATCATTGGGATATGACCCGAATAAGATCAGTTCAACCACTAAATTCTTTCAGCATATTAGTCCAGGCGCTCATGTATCGTCAGTTCTATCTGCTTTGATTGCACGCTATCCACAGATGGAAAAGTTTATCAAGCAGATGCAGGAAGCCGGCACATTGCGGGAGCGTGTTGCCAAGGCTCAGAAGTCACTGAATAAACAACTTGAGATTTTCCATGCTCGATTGGAATCGCTTAGAACAGCCTTGGGGATGCCATTCTTGGCGGCTCTAACGACAGGTTTGACCAATCTCAATAATGCTTTGGGATCTTTGGGAAAGTGGGTGACAGCGCATCCATTGGCAGCGAAGTTCATTGCTTGGACTGCAGCTTTAGGAAGTCTTGTGCTTATTGGTGGCGGGATCATGGGGATGGCTAAATGGGGATTAAGACTCGCAAATACACTAGGAAAATTATCATCTAGTATAGACGCCATGAACAACTTGACGAAGGCCGCTGGCGGAATCGTTCCTATAGCTGAAGATGCTACTGTTGCTGTCTCAGCATTTTCAAAAGGATTGGGTCTTTTATCATTAGCACTCAAAGGATTGATGGCATTCAGTTTATTCAAAGACCTTTTAGGCACATCACCAACTGCCAAGATTGCAGGGCAAACTCCCGTTTACAGTAAAGTTCAAGCCAACCAAAAAGGATTGAGTGCTATTCGTGCTTATAATGCGCTTTCAACGTCCCGTAGAGCAGCCATAGCACTGGCGGCACAGCGTATAGGAATGCCGCTTAATTTGGCAGTTTCTCAACTTTATACGGAGAGCGCTTTTAACCCGCTTGCGACATCCTCTAAGGGCGCCGAAGGTGTGGGGCAGATTATGCCCGGAACGGCGGCACAATATGGAATAAAAGGAAATCTGCACGGGTTCTATACCGGTGTTTATGGTTGGTCAACGATCATGGGAGCCCTCCATAAGAAAACGGGTGCATGGATACCAGCATTAGCTGCTTATAATGCGGGGCTTGGAAACATGGCAGCCGGTGCAACATATGCTAAAGATATTTCAATGGGCGCAGGGTTTATGGGATCTGCCGAGCATTTTGGAACGGCGATTCATTCAGGTTTAGGGCAGACTATCGTTATCAATGGCCCCATCCACATCCACGCCGCCACCAAGGATATACATGAAGCGCTGACCAAGGGCGTGAAACGGGCGTTACAGGCGTCCACCCATGCTGGTGGTAGCGGCTTGTCTGGCGTGCAGACGGGAGGACACTCATGACCATTACCATCGATATTACGAAGATCGAATATCCGAAGTTTACGCCAGACCCGAATCCCGGCCCTCCGTCGCATTCGTCTACACTGTTCACTTATGTGGTCATAGCAGGCATCTCCTTCTTGCCCGAGAGCTGGGAATGCACATTCCCGGCGTATGGGTCGGTCGGCACCTATTCCGTGGTCACGTCTATCGCGGAGTTACAGAATCGCAAGCTGAATCTTTACACGGTCACACTGGCCAGCGTGCATCCTGTTTCCGTAGATATTTATGTCAATCTCAATGGAGTGGATACGCACTTATGGGGCGGAGAACTAGATGATACGGACTGGGACTTTGACAACAATCAAATAACCATTACGGGCCGAGATTGGGCCGGCATCATGGTGGACCAAAAGATCACCTTGGCCAACTATTCGACACAAGGCCCTGCTGGCATGCCGACTTCTGTAACTCCTATCAGCGGTGGCCCTAGCACGTCCTTCAACGTGCAGAATCAGTCCCCCTCCGACCTCATAAGCCAGATAGCTGAAGCGCATGGCCTCCAGCCGGTGCCGACAAATATTCCCGCTAGCGAGCAGAATCTTGTCGCTGGCAACATCTTTGCCAATAGCGGCATATTTAATAACCAGCCCATGCCCGAATGGGAGATCATTCAAGCTATATCTAGGCTTATGGGATGGAATACCTACGTTACGCCAGAAAAGCAACTGAAGTTTGGGCCAATGGTAACGGTACCTGAAAAGCTTCTAGTAACGTGGAACATCACGAATCCCCCGAAGGGCAGCATTCCATGTCAGGCGTTACAGGTCATGCACCAGCCTCGGCGCAATTCAAGCTTTCTGGTGGTGGTCCAAACCTATAATCTCGCTACGCTTCAGCAATCAAAACAGGTGGTAGGTCTTCCCGCTCAAGGGATGCTCCTGGATTATCCGCAGTATAAAGTGGATGGCCGAGGATTTTATACGACAACTTCCTTGGGCACCAATGTCAGTATCGTAACGGCATTGTTCAAGAATCTAGGCAAGGAAATCTACGTCATTCATAAGGCTGGGTTAAATCCAGATCAAGCGAGCGCATTGGCTGAATCCGTAGCGCTTGACTTGGCCAAGCGTGAGATTATCGTGAATTTCAGCATTGATGGGTTGCCATCTTTGCGACCATTCATGGAATTGCAGTTGTCCGGCAAGCTTCAGGGCTTTGAAGGCCGAAAGCTGTTTATCAACAGCGTCAAGCATACCTATTCAACGCCGGACGAAGGCGAGATTGGTACCAGCGGATTTATGTCGCATGTATCGGCATGGACACTTCCATTGGCGCATGGCGTGACACAGGTTTTATAGGAGACATCTGATGAACTGGAATGACGAACTTGTTCACACGCTCATGCACTTGTCGCAGCAGCAAACCGGAGGACTGTACTTTGCCATATATGGACATATCGCGGATTACTTCCCGGATACCAATACGGTAACGGTGGTGCTGACGCAGTTCGGTGATAGCTTTGGAGTGTCTCCGACTTCTGGGCCTATTCCTTTGGGAACGCCGTGGAGCGGTTATGGATATGGATTGCAGGCCGCTCCTATCGGTGGTTCTACGGCGGCAGACCCAACCAAGGGTGAACCCTGCATTGTGCTGATTATCCAACGAGACAGCATGTTGATGGCCGTGGGTGCGATGGTGTTCGGCGGTTTCGGGAATACGCCAGATCCCACGCTGCAAAATGGCGAGTTCATTCTCAAGCATAAAAACGGCAACTTTTACAAGTTTCATAATAACGGTGAACTGGAAATCAATGTGCCTGCCAGCGGGGCGAGCCTTCAGATAACAGTAAATGGCCCAGCTTCCGTCAACGCTTCTGGCGATGTAGATGTCACTTCTCAACAGAATGTCGCGGTAAATGCTTCTGGTACAGCCTCTGTTACTTCTCCGAACATCCAATTAGGTGATGGTGGAACTTTACAATCTCTTATGACAGAGACAGCAGCTACGGTTTATAATGGCCATACACATCCGACACCAAATGGAACGAGTGGGGTGCCTAATCAGCAGTTATCTGCTTCCGACCTAACGAATATTGTGACGGCGCAATAATATGGCGATTCTCTATCTTGAATATGGCGGTGATCTACAGCTTACTTCCGGTGGCCAAATGATGATGGCGACGGGATGGGATGAAGTGCGCCAGTCAATAGAGCGGGAACTATTAACAAATCCTAATCAAACATTGAGCGATGGGACAAAAGTGGTGGCGGATTATATTTATGACACCACTTTCGGTGAGGGCCTTGGTAGTCATGTGGACCTTCCGTTTACACAGGCCATACTTGCCCGTGTTCAACAAAAGGTTTATAGAGTATTAAAGCGCAACCCTAACGTCGTCCTGAACGGATTGCCGACCATTACAGCGACGCAAATATCACCGAACATAGTGAATCTGCTTATAGCCGTACCGCTACAAAATGGCGCTACGGGTTCCATTAACTTCTCGGTGAGCGCCTAATATGACTGCCATAAACTCTCAAGACTTCTTGCCGGTAGTAGCGACGAACAGCATTCCGCAGAAGACGTTTGCCGAGTTCATGGCGGATATGCAAACAGCATGGGCGGCATTTTCTCAGCAGCCGGGGGCATTACAGTCGGGCGATCCGACTTTAGCATTCTTGCAGACGGTGGGTTCTCAGTTGACGTTCGTGGAGAGCCTGGCGGCATGGATTGCGGCTTATGCACGTTCGTCCACCTCTTCTGGTACCGCGCTGGATAGCTGGATGGCGCAGTTCAATTTTCCGCGTGATCCGGCTACTTATGCCACAAGTGATACGGTGACTTTATCGCGTGCTACACCAGCCGCTCAGAATTATGAAATACCATTAGGGGCAATCTTTCAGACTGTCAACGGAGTCCAGTTTGCGACGGTAGCGGATTCTACACAGACTGCTTATCAGAGCGGCGGATATTATTTGCTGGCCACTGGTGAAAGTTCCATCGCTGTAACTGTGCAGGCATTGGTTGCAGGAACTGGCAGCAATATTGCGGCCAATACGCTTAATCAGTTCGTGACACAGGTGACTGGTGTATCATCGGTAAATAACCCATTTGTCATTTCCAATGGGCTAGCGGCTGAAAGCGATCCGGCGTTTCGGTCACGTTTCCTGCTTTACCTTGAGGGCTTGCGGCAGGCCACACTTCCGGCCATTGAAAGTGCTATCGAAAGCGTTCAGTCTGGCATTCAATACGTCATTGTGCCAAATGAAACCTTGGCGGGTGCTCCGCAATACGGCTATTTCTACGCGACGATATGGCCTTATACGGACACACTACAAGCAGCAGTATATGCGTCCATCGCTAATGCAGTGGCTTTGGGCATCCAATTCAACGTATATTCAGCCACCGTGATTCAGGCATCGGTGACAGTGACGATAGAAGTCATGGCGAATTATGTTCCGGCCTCGGTTCAAAGCGCTGTACAGTCCGCGCTATCTACCTATCTGACCGGACTGGTGTTAGGCGAAACACTGTATTGGTCCTACCTCTATGAAGTGATCTATGGTGTGGCAGGCGTGCTTAATGCGTTTGATCTGTTAGTGAATGGGACAACTAATGATATGGTGGCAGGCCCTCAGCACATCATTCAACCGCAGAGTGTTGTGGTCACTGTATCGAGTTCAACGGCATGACGGAAGGTTCGATAAGATGGTTCTGGCAAGGTCAGCGGGTGCTGTTCCCATCGCAATGGGCCGCGTCTACCACCAACATCCTGACCGCCTTCGATGTGCTAGCGAATCAAAACGCGCTCAGTAATGATTCACTTATTTTTGATGCGCTCACACTCAGCACTGGATATGGTTTATCAATCGTTTATAATCAGGTCTTGGCTGTTCAGCCGCAGATTTATTTGCAAACGGCTACGGGCACAGAGTTGGACCTGATAGCACAGGATTATTTTGGTACAGCGGTTCAGCGGACGCTAGGGCAGAGTGATACCAGTTTCAGGTCACAGATTCAGGCATCGTTCTTTAATATTGGGCCAACCTACAACGATATTTACAGGACGCTGACGAATCTGGTAGGAACGAACGCCAGAATATTGCAGCAGATACCGCAGCAGCAGGCATGGAATGTAGCAAACTGGGGTTATGATACGGCGGGGATATGGTGTTCTCGGACGGCTACGGCACAGGTATTGATACAGATGCCTCGGCAGCCCACGAGTTCGCAGCAGACCGTGGTGAACAATGCGTTAGCACTGACACGACCAGCAGGGGTTAGGCTATGGGCAGAAACGAATGTGTATGGACCACCGTATGATTATACGGGCGTTACGGAGATACCGGCGCGGATATATCCGTTACCTGTACCGAGCGCACCTTATATTGTTTATATGTCTGGAGGGCTATCACAGTTATTGGCTATCAATCCGGGAGGGCCTTATACCATGACCATGTCATCGGAACTGGCATCATTGCTTGCCATCAATCCACAGGCCCCGACTATATTAACGATGTCGGCAGAATTGGCCGCTGCATTGGCTTAGGAGTTTATTATGGCTTTTGGATTATTGACAGTAGGCAGCGGATACGGGCAATTTGGATTCGTAGGCAGCAATGGCATTATTCTAGCCGATGCATCTACCTTGACGGTGAATGTCAGCGGTGCCACAAATCAACAGCTGGTAAACCCTATTATTTGCGGTCTAGTCAATTCCACTACACTTCTCGGCATCTCTTCGCCTAACACGGGTGGCGGGAATGCTTTCGGGTTCATGTTCCAGAACGGCACTTTCAGCACCTTTGCACTACCATCATCCTTTGTGGATACGGACAGCAGTTATCAGTTTTATTTGTTCAATCAGGATGGGAATGTTACCGATCTTTGGGTGGCGGCCATATCTGCGACAGATAATAGTGGATACCCATACTTGCTTAACCTTAGCGTGATTGCTGGGCTAACTACGGGAACGGATATTGTTGATACGTTTGGCCAGCTCTATTGGACCGGTACCGATATCGGTTCATATGCTTTAGTTGGAGGCGTGCTTTTGGGTGCGTATGTTTCCTCCATACCTTATTATGACATATCTACATCTACATTTGATTCTATAGGTGTGCCGTTTACGTTTTCTGCCACTCCAAATCTAACCGTATTCGGAGCGAATCTCGCTTATGTCGATAGTCAAAACAACATCCAACTTATAACTACGTCTGGCAGCTCGCTGCGTACCATTCTTGCAACATCTTTCAGCACGATAGCTACAGCTAACCCGATTTTGTATAACTATCTAGGCACGTTGATGTACGTTAATCCAGCGCTGAATCTGGCCTGTTCCATGAACCTGAATACAGGCTACGTCAGTCCTATATTTCCGTTCAATATCAATCCTACGGCTGGTAGCGTGGGCGGAAATTCATTCGACCAATCCACGGGCATCATGTATCTTAATGTAGGTGGTTCGCAGCCGAATATGTTCGGCAACTTGACCCCGATGTTGTTGACTTAGAGGACATAGAGTATGGATCGTCCACTTATCTATCCAGTTGAGGTTCCCGCAGTAGAAGACCTGCTTTGGGGCTGGCAGCGGTCTATGGTGGCTATTGCCAAGCTGGCAAGCGCTATCCTTGGGCCGGGTAATTATGCGGGTTCGTGGATAGATGATTTTGCGGTAACGCCTATCGGCGGCTTGTCGGTAGACGTGAACCCCGGACAGATATTCAGCTTGCAGCCTACTGACCCAAGTGGTTACAGCGTCTTGAGCGCTGATTCGACGCTGATATTGCGCCAGTACATCAATAACCAATATACGCAGTTCA